TTGGAATTAGAAGACCACTTACCTTTCAAGAAGCGATAGATGGTGTTCCTGGTATGCGATTTATCGATCCTCTTATTATGAATACTAGTATGGGATTCCCCATATTTGGTCCAAAGAATAAGTATTTCGAAATGGAAGTTAAGGATGGTGTTGTTACACGGATACCGGATCCTTGCATAGTAGCTGAATATGAGCGCTTGCTGGAATGTTATAAGAACAAGAAAAGAGGATATCCAGTATTTACGGCTTGTCTCAAAGATGAAGTCAAAGAGAAGGATTCCCAAAAGGTTCGCGTTTTTACTGCAGCATCCGTTGCGCACAGTATTCTGATAAAATATTTTCTTCCTCTGATCGCATTTCTCGGTTTCCACCCAATTGAAGCCGAAATGGCTGTTGGGGTTAATGCTTTTGGATTGCAATGGCAGGATCTCATGGATTATACCGAGAGATTTGATACAAATGGTGATGGTAATATTGGCATGGATTATAGCGCCTATGATACGCGCATGAATAGTCAAATGTCAAGGAGTGCTTATGCAATACTTATTCAACTTGCCAGCGACCTTGGATATGATCAAGAATCATTGTCTGTAATGGAACATATGATCGATGATCTAACCCATCCCTTAGTTGATATTAATGGAACTTTATACGCTTTGCAACATATAAACTGTTCTGGAAACAATGTGACTGTGCAGATTAATTGCATAGTGAATAGTCTATATCTGCGTATAGCGTTCTACAGTATGACGAATAAACAAAACTTTAGAGAATTCGTCAGTTTAATAACATACGGGGATGATAATAAAGGCTCTGTTCACCCTGATATCCGCTCTGAGTTTAATTTTCTGACTCTTCGGAGCTTTTTAGCTCAGCACGATATCAAGATTACTCCGCCTGATAAGAACTCCATCCATGAAGAACCCTTCTTTCCTTTATATAAATTGGATTTTCTTAAAAGACAAAGCCATTTTATTCCAGAAATAAACAGGAAAATCGGAAAACTCGAAGAAGGATCTATTTTTAAGAGTTTATGCTATAATGTGGCATCATCTTCTGCAAGTAAAAAAGATGTTGCTGCTAGTTGTATAGACTCGGCTCTACATGAGTGGTTCGCTTACGGTAGGGAACACTATGAAGAACGTCGTCACCAATTAATTCAGTCTTGCACTGAGGTCGGATTAGCAGATTATAGTACCCTT